AGAGAATACTTTTATTTTTTCTGATTCAAGTGTATTCCCAGTAAGTTTATTTGAAGTACTTGTATTAGCAGTAATAGTTCCAATAATATTTCTCTTAATATATATTTCTTCTGGATGTATAATAAAAAACTTACCATCATAATCATTCAAATTATAAATTGAATATCCAGATTCGTAATAAATACCAGGATTATCATAATTTTCATAATCATAATGAGCTAAATTTCCAATATAATCAAAATACTCTTCTAAATTAAAATAATATTCAAAGTTCTTGGCAAACTCTCCATACATGATTGGTAAATCATCTAATGTAAATTTATTTTGAGGATTATTTGGGTCAGTTCGAAGTGTAAACAATTTCTTTTCTACGGAACTATTGAATAATCTTCTATAGAGTTCTTGGGATATATCTTGAATACACATATTATAAATTGTTTTAATATTTTCTGTAGTTCCTTTTTTATATAAATAATATACTTCGCCTGGAGCAACTCTTCCTACACGACCTCTTCTTTGTAATCTTGATGAATCAGATATAGTATCTAAAACTAAACGGGTATTTCTTTTAGAGTAATCATATTTAGCTGTTTTTTGTGTTCCTGTTTCAATAACATATCTTAATTTATTAATAGTAATTGAGGCTTCGGCTACATTAGTTGCAACTATAATAACTCTTTTATATTTACCTTTATTACTACCCCAAGTTGGATTTTCTAATTCACTAAATTTAGTGTCTTTATCTAAAGCTAATTCTGTATACTTATCTGAAATCTTTTCAACAAAATCTCTTAATGGTTTTTTAAGTAATGAATGGTATGGTATTGCAATTGCATCATCTGGTAATTTTTTATTTAAATCCTCAATAAGTTTTTCTATTTCTCCAGACCCTGGTTGAAATATTAATATGAAACCGCTGGATGTTGTTCTAATTAATTCAATTGCCAATGAAGTTGGGTCTTGCATTGCTTTAGGAATATCTTCAATATAAGTATCAAGAATTTTAAATCTAGTGCTTTTACCTGGAGGGGACATATGAAATCTTCTATCTATGTTTATTCTGTCTAAAGTATTTTGTTTTAAAGAATAATTTAATGGATACATTTTATTATCATTAATATCCCTGTAATATCTTCTATAAGTAGGTTCATCGTCATCCATAGTTGCACTTACTATTACTAATTTAATAGTATTATTGTATAGAGCAATAAATTTCATTAATGTTAAAATAAAATCCATATTTGCATTATGTTCGTGTGCTTCATCTACTATTACTATATCATATAAATTTTGTACATAGTATGGGTCTTTTCTTAAAACCGGATTATGCATTTCCATTGATAAAGAACCATCTGTGATATATTTAAGATTGAGATGATTAGTTTGTTTAACGTGTTTAGTATCTTTGTGTTTATATTGGACAAAGTAATTTCTTTTTAATTCTACAGATAAAGGAACACCCATTTCTAAAGATACTCTCTCTGCATTATTTGAAGTAGGAGTTTTTCTTGGTTGTGTGCATACTACATTTGTTAATGAATTATAAAGTATAGCTTTTTGTCCATATAATAATAATTTGGGAACTTGTGTTGATTTACCTGCACCAGTTGCACCTGTTACATACATAACTCTATTATTTATAAATTTATTAAAAAAGGTAATTTGACAAATCCAATCTAATGCATAAGCTACATACCAAGCTCCACAATCAGTAGAACCATTCCAATTAAAATAATGTGTCTGTACATTTTTAGTTCCTTTCATATAATTAATTAATGGTATTGCTTTGTAAGTACTCGATGTCAAGAAATAATATGAATCAGTATAAATTTTATTTGAATCATTAGTTTGAAATACTGTTTTGTTTAATTCAGGTGGATAATAAACTGGTCTTTTGTCTGTTGCTATTTTTTCTGTATTAGTTAAATTTAAAGAGGGTACTAATTTAGACAATATACCACGTAATATAAAAGATTCAAACATTATCTCAATCATATTGCTTTTTAAATAATCAAATAGTTTGTTATGATAATATTTTATATTTGTAATATTAAATTCTTTTAAGTTACGTGATATATTAAACCAACTCATAACATCTTGTGTAGTATCATAAATACGTTGCTCTATTATACTTTTTTGGCTATTTGTTAAAGATTGCCAAAATCGAGGCAAAGGGGTAAATTTACTATTATAGTCTATATGACACAATGATTTGGAAAAGTTATAAAGATTTTTAATAGTTACTTTAGTATCATCATAAGGGAAAATAGTAATATAATCTCTTAACGCTATTAATTTTTCTTTATCTTTATCAAATAATTTAATAGAATACCAACTTAATTTTAATAATTCTAATGAATCGCGAAAAAATCTATAAATATGTTCTAATTTAATATTACTTAATGATCTTCTTATTTTACTAAATTGAATATTTTCTAACAATTCTTCTTCTGCTTCTTCAACATCTTCTTGACTTAATTCAAATGAAAGCATAGTATATTCTCCTCGTTCAACTAATCTTTCAATATTCTTATAATGATTGTTAAAAAATACAGCAATTCCTTTTAATATTTTTTTTACATTACGGGAATTTAAAACAAAAGCACCAATATCATAATTACTATTATTTTTTGCTAAATCTAATATATTATTCCATCTTTCTGCAAATAATTCTCTCCCTTCTAAAGGTAAATCTTCCCAGTCAATATTAATATTTTGTGTAAGAGTATTTCTAAATAATTGATTTAATGCTAAAACAAGAGGAACTGGCTTTTTTAAATTATCAACATAGATATCATATATTAACCATTTTGTTTTTTTAATTTGATAATATAATTCATTTGTAAAAGTTTCATATAAATCCCCAATACTTAAACATTGTAAATTTTCTATATAAGCATCATCAATATCAATATTTGGATTTTCTAAATAATCATAATTTCTTAATCTAGATTCAGTAAATAATTTTTTGGTATTTTTGAATAATTTATCATTTTGATATTCAATCATATTATAGGGTATTATGTCAAACCAATTAACATATAATTTATTTGACATTTGTCTAATTGTATTTACAACAAAATAATAATTATGTTTCAAATACTCTTCCTCAAAATTAATCTCAGTAATGGTTTTTCTATTACATCTATGATATTGAAAATTAGTATATACGTATTTTGGAGTATTTTCTTTTATATTAATATCTTTGTATTTTTTTGTAACCATATCGTTAAAACTTATTATTTCATTAGTATCTTCACTTGAATTTATAAATGGTAATAATAATAATAATATTGCAACAGAATCACTATAAGTATTTTGAGACATTTTTTCCTTAAATACATCAAGATTTGTATTATTAGAGAAAAAAGCAAAATATATTGTTATCAAAAGATTTTTATAATATTTTTTTAATATATCTTTATCAAAAGTATTTAATTTTCGAAAGTATTTTTCAAAAGAATTGTCATATATATTTGTTTCTATAAAATTATTTAGTTCGGGTAATATTTCCATATATATATAATAATATAAATATTATTTTGTTTTTAATATAATATATATAAAATTATGGCAAGTGGAACATCATCTGGACCAGATTCTGCATATTTATTATTATATAGAACTAATCCTTCTACTGGTAAAATACAATATTATACAATTAATAATTATGCAGGTATACGAGTAAATGACAATGGCCGAATGGTTGAACGAATGGTTAAATGTTTTGATACATCAACTAATTCTGTTAAATCTAGTGAAAAAATAATAGCAGAAATAAGGCAAAATATTCAAGTAATCAAAACAAAATATCATGATACATCATTTAACTATTTGCATCCCAAAATTACAAATGAGAAAGCTGCCCCAGAAAAAAGTAGTTTTTATTTTGTATCACCTGAAAACCCATCTGGTACTAATTTTATTAATTTACCTGGAGGGCAAAAAGACAGTTCAGATAATGATCTAAGAATTACGGTTATAAGAGAAGTTCTAGAAGAATTACAGATTGATATAAGTCATATTGTAACTAGTACAACTCCTACAAATTTAACAAATAATGGAAAAAAACAACTATTTTTAGTTAATTATGATAGGTTATCGGATATAGATAAAAACTTATTCGTTGATAAAGATATACCTGGAATTGTTAAAACATTTTGCGGTATATCTAATATTGAGACAAATGAAGGATATTTGGCAAGTTGGAAGTATTACAGTGAACTGGATAATATTGCTACTAAAAAATTTCAAGAAGGAATGGCGGCTATTGGGGATACAAGTGCAGCCACTGTTGCAAAACCATATAAACCTTATAGAGGTTATCATCCAGGCGGTAATCAAGATATATACTATATGAAATACCTTAAATATAAAGCAAAGTATTTAAAATTAAAAGAATCAATTAAAATTTAATATATATATAAATTATATATATGGAAAAGAAAAATAATGAATTTCCTGTAACTATAAATAATAGACAATGTATAGGTCCTTGTTATGAAAAAGATAAGTATATAATTCATCCAATAAATATGACATTTGTAACAAATGATAAACCATTTTGTCCTACTAACGTATATCAAAGTACCGATAAAACAGGCAAAAAATATTCTTCATTAACAGATGAATGTTTTAAAGCAACTATGAGTGATGATAGTGAACAAATGGATTTTTTAAATCCTAATATTAATTTTAATCCTGAACAATTTTTAATATTTTACTATAAAATTGATAATTATGAAAAAACTTTAGATTGGTTAAAAAAAAATGTACATTTGCCACTTAGAACAAAACTTCGTGTTATTGAATGTACTATTGTAAAATACTATAATAATATTTATTTGATTGATGATTCAATTAGCCATAATTATTATTTATTATTAGGTGAAAATATAAATAAAGTATATGAAAAATTATATAAATATATTGACGTTGATTCAGATAAAAAGAAAATTTTATTTAGAGAAAATAAGTTAGATATAAATGACTTTATAATTGAAAGAATTAATTTTATAAAAGAAAAATTAGTAAATGAAGATGAAACTACTAAATTTTTAAATAAATATTTTGAAAAGAAAAAGAGTGATTCTGCAAATATTGAACAAGATTTTCAAAAAAATGAAATAATTAAAAATTTTATAATTTATATTGAAAATAAAATATTAAAATCTATTATAAATATATAATATAATAATGAGTTTTATTTTCCCATTAGATACATCCAAACTTTTAATTCTTGATTCAGATTCTAAATTAGTATTCCCTAGTACATCTATTTTAACTACACCTTATACTAGCCCAGTATTTGCAATTACTAGTACAACAACTAATCCTAATTTTAAATCTGTATATACTTTTCCATTAGCTCCGTATCTTGATTTAAATAAAGACCCTGATGTTCATTCAACTGTGACTAATAGCATTTACAGAAAAGTATTTGAATCATGGTTATATAAGAGCGATTTTAGTGAATTATTTGATTATATTAAATTAGTTAATGGCGAACCCAAATTAATTACTAATTTAAAAGATAAAGACAATAAGACAGATGATGCCACTATTGAAAGAAAAATTAGATTTATAAGAGATAATATTCTTAGTAAACACAGAGTTAATAAACTTATTGAAGAATTTGTTGAAGGAACTAAAACAAATTGGTATGATATTGAAAAAAATACTTATTTTCTTAAAGAACTTATTTTTAAATACATGAAGAAAAAGTTCAAGGCTTTAGTTGAAAAGAAAAATTAATTTATTAAAAAACAACTCAAGCTAAATATATTTAAAATAATATTATTATAAAAATATTAGAGGTAAAAATGTCTAATATTTTAGAAGAATATTTATTATATCATGATAATTATGTAAACAAATATGGTAAAAAAACCATTGTATTAATGCAAGTTGGTTCTTTTTATGAATGTTACGGTATTGTTAAAAATAAAGAAGAACAATGGAAAGGTCCTAATTTAAGTAATATTTCAGAAGTACTTAATATTGTATGTACACGTAAAGATAAAAGTGTTAGCGAAATTTCGGAAAAGAATCCTTATATGCTCGGCTTTCCATTAGTTGCCGGTACAAAATTTATTAATATCCTAGTTGATAATGGTTATACAGTTATAACTGTTGACCAAGTTACACCACCACCTAAACCAAAAAGAGAAGTTACAAATATTTATTCTCCAGGTACATATTTAGAAGGACAACAAAAGCCAGATACTAATTTTATAGTATCTATTTTTTTAGAAGAAGAAGTTCAAAAAGGAAGTACATCTTTAATTTGTTCAGGAATGAGTGCAGTTGATTTAACTACTGGTAAAGTAATTATCAATGAAGTTCATTCAAATAATCAAGATGATAAAATAGCATTAGATGAAACAATTAGATTTATTTCGAGTCTTAATCCAAGAGAGCTTATTATCTATCATAAATCAAAAGGTAGTAAAATCTATTCAGAAGACTTTGTAAAGTCATATCTCGAATTAGATAATAAATACTATCATTATAAAAATGAAGTAGACCCTAAATATTTTAAATTAACTTATCAAAATGAGTTTTTAAAAAAAGTATATAAAAATACAGGCCAAATTAGTCCAATTGAATATCTAGATTTAGATAAATTTATTTATGCAACAATTAGTTTTATTTTATTATTAGACTTTTCTTATGACCATAATGAAAAAATTATTTTTAATTTAGAAAAACCCGAATATTATTCTGATTCAAAACATTTAATTCTTGGCAATAATGCAATTTTCCAATTAAATATTGTTAGTTCAGACATGTACGAATATAGTAATAATAAATTTAAGAGTCTATTTGATGTAGTTAACAATACTTCTACTGCTATGGGACGTCGTTTATTAAAAGACAGATTATTATATCCTCTTGTATCTGCAAAAAATATTCAATTAGATTATAATTTGACTGAAAGTATGATAGAAGATGATATGTATTTATCTGTTGAAAAACTTTTAAGAGAAATGTCTGATATTGAAAGACTTGAAAGAAAAATTTCCCTTAATATAGTTCAACCATATGAATTATACGAATTTATTAATTCTATTAAATTAGCATTAAAAATAATTCAAGTAATTTCTAAAGATAAAAAAGAAGTATTTGAAAAGATTATTCCCGATGAACAAAGTATAAAAGTAATTAATAAATTTTTAAAAAAATGCGAACAATTATTTAATTATACTGAATTACAAAAACAAAATTTATCTGATATTACTTGTAATTTTTTCAATGATGATATTTACAAAGAAATTGATAATTTAATGATAGAAAAAACACTAACAACCGATTTTATGGCAAATTTATGTAAAGTTTTATCAGGATATATTGAAGATAAAAAAAAGACAAAATCAGCTGATGATAAAATTTCTATTAAAAAAAATGACAGAGATGGTCATTATTTATTTTTAACAAAATTAAGATGCGAACAACTTAAAAAGAAATTAGATGGTGTTAAAGAAATTGATGTTTCTGGATATAAATTAGATCCCAAAAAACTGGTCTTTAAAGAACAAAATAATAATACCAAAATTTGTTTTCCAGATCTAGAAAAAAAATCTGACCAAATAGATGAACTACAATTAAAGATAAATAAAATTATAAAAGCAAAATTTATTGAAGTACAATCAGAATTATATTCTAATTATAGAGATACTTTTAGAGTGGTTATTAATTTTGTTTCCCATACTGACTTTATTAAATCATCTGCTAAAACAGCAAGATTATATAATTACATTAAACCAACTATTGTAAAAGAAAAGGAATCATTCATAGATTGCAAAAATCTTAGACATCCAATCATAGAAAGAATTATTGATTATGAATATGTTCCTCATGATTTTAGTTTAGGCAAGAGAGATTTAAAAGGAATGTTAATTTTTGGTATTAATTCATCAGGTAAATCAAGTCTTATGAAATCAGCTGGTTTATCAATAGTTATGGCTCAGGCTGGATTATATGTTCCAGCTACTGATTATAAATTTTGCCCATATAATTCATTATATACCAGAATTACAGGCAATGATAACTTATTTAAAGGACTTAGTTCATTTGCATTAGAAATGGTAGAATTAAAAGCCATATTAAAAAGAGCTACACCTAAAACACTTGTTATTGGAGATGAAGTATGCAGAGGTACTGAACATATTTCTGGTAATGCTATTGTTGCAACTACTATTATTAATTTAGCCAAATCAAATGCCAGCTTTATTTTCGCAACTCATTTACACGAATTAGCCCATATGAGCAGAATTAAAAATTTAGAAAATGTAAAATCATATCATTTAAGCATTTCATTTGACCCAATTAAAGATGAAATCATTTATGATAGAAAATTAAAAGAAGGTTCTGGTGATAATATTTATGGTATTACAGTTGCCAGACATATTATTCACGATAAAGAATTTATTGATATGGCTATTGATATTAAAAACGAACTACTAGAAGCACATAATTCAATGATATCTGGAAAAACTTCTAGATATAATTCTGATTTATTAATTTATCAATGTCAAGTATGTGGAGAAAAAGAAAAAGTCGGTAAAATTAGTTCATTAGAAACACATCATATTAATTTTCAAAAAGACTGTGAAAATGGATTTGTAAAAAATAAAGCACATATTCGCAAAAATGATAAATCAAATTTAGTGGTTTTATGTAACGAATGTCATGATAAATTACATTCTGAAGAATTTAGTATTAGCGGAACAACAATGAGTTCTTCAGGAAAGAAAATTAAAATAGCAAAAAAATAAAATTATTAAGAATAACTTATTAAATTATCTATTTTGTATTTTTTATTATAGTCGTAATTATTAACTATTGATTTTTTAATAATTATTTTATTTTTTAATATATTTTTAATAAATTTCTCTATATTTTCTATTTTTAAAAATTTATCTAAAATATAGATAGTTCTGTCAAATAAATAATATTCTTTGTTTAAATAATCAGTAATATTATTTTCTTTTATATTTTTTAAATTCATCATTGGAACAAAAATAATATCTTTGTTTTCAGTATAATGTGAAAAACCATTTTTCCAAAAATTTCTCATATTGGCCTTAAATTCTTTAGTTAATAAATCTAGATCAATATCTAATATTTCTAAATAAACAAAATAAGATATATATTTTTTACTTAAATTTGTAATTGTAACACTATTTTTATTCATAACTTTAGTTAATTTACTTTTATTGTCAGTATCTATATTTTCCAAATTAAATAATAAACTTGATTCTTCTTTTAATTCACGTACAGCTGAATCTTGAATATTATTCCCTTCATAACTTCCTCCAGCATCTTCAATTACTGATTCAGATTTATATTTTCTTATCGATGATTTAAAAAGTACTATATAATAAACATTATTTTTGTCTTTAATTATAGGTATAATACCTGAACCAGAATAGTCAGTGTTCATACTTAAAAATATATATATTATATAATATATATATTAAATGTCAGAAAAAATAGAAATTACAGATCTCAAGGAACCTGAAGTAAATTCAACTGTATTAATGAGCCAACTTTTAGTCGATATTTTAGTAAAGAATGATGATATTAAAAGCTTTGCTGATAAAATTACAGTTAAAGTTAGTAATAAAACTTTGGAAACTCTTAAATTAATTTTAAATAAGGCTCCAGATGCACTTGATAAAATTGTAGATAATGTCAAAGATATTCTTAAAGATGGTGTTATTGACCATAAAGATATTCCCAAAATGATTGTACTTATTGCTAATTTATATAAGACTGATTTTAAAAATGTTATTGCATCAAAGGCTTTAACTACGACTGAAATTGTAGAATTTATTAAATTTATCCTTAAAATGGTTATAGATTTTGATTATGTTCAAGTTACAAATAAAGAAGAAATTTTTGATATTATTGAAGCATCGACAGCACTTTTAGAAATGGTAATTCCACCACAAGAAATTAATTGCAACTGGTTCCCTTGTTTAAGAAAAAAACAAAATTAAATATATAAAAAATATATATTTCAAATATATAAATAAATGTCCTCAAATGTTATTGTTGATGATTTAGCTACCGTTGGTAGAGTAGAAAGCAAAATTCAATTTGTTATTGCAACAATTGCGGCAATTGTTTTAGTTGGTATTTCTGTTTATCAATTATTCTTCAAAAAACAATATAAAGCTGGTTTAATCTTTTTAGCTATTGGTGTTTTTATTTTTGCTATTAGTTATTATAATAATTATTTAGTAAGTCTTTCGCCTTCATATGCTGCTGCAACTGGTGCAAATGATATTGCTAGAGCATTATTTAAATAAGTGGTTTAATGTAAGACATAGAAAAAAAGCGTTCTTTAATAATTTTAATATTTGAAATATCAAATTTTAAATCGTGTTTTGTATTACTTAATTTGTCTTTTAGTTTAATTAGTAATTCAGTAAATGTTTCTTTTGTTTCATCAACTGTTTTTCCAGATAATACTATTGAATATATCGGAGATGATACACATTGAACTCGTTCGCCAATATCAAAAATATTCTTAATTTTGTCCATAAAATTATTTTCAAGAATGAGTAAACTAAATTGCAATTCAACTGTAATATCTGTTTTTTTAATTCTCGAATCAAGACTTGAAATAATTGTAGCTCGATTATCTTGGGTAATTCTATTTTCTTTATCAAAATTAAATATTAATTGTGGATTATCTAAAAGCTCTTCGTAATATTTCTTATGAGTAATATCATTTTCTGTTACATATTCCATACAATCCCATAACATATTTGATACATAAGCTTTATCAAAATTATTTTCGAGAAAATGGTCTAGCTCATGAAATAATTTATACAGATGTAATTTGTCTACATAATCGGCTTCTAGTTTTTCAATAGTTGGTTCTGTTAGTCTTTTATATGATAGATTAATATAATCTTTATAACTATCAATTTCATAAATCATACAAGGAAATATTTTTCCAATGGGGAACTTTTTGGAATAATTTAGTTTATATTTAGATATTTCTGTTTTCATGATAACGGCTGATATATTATTATATTCCAATAGTTCACAATATAGGCCTAAATTCTCGCTATAACCTGTAATTTTTACCATTGCAAAGTCTTCAAAGTTGGGTTTTTCGTTTCTGTAAAACTGCATTTTAAATAATAAGATTAATTATTTAAACAATAAAATTTCAATTTTTAGTGAAAACAAAGATTAACCAACATAATTCATGATAATCATCGTCATAGAATTTAGTAAAAACATTATACCCAAATTGATTTGCTAATGATTTTGATACTTTTATTAGTTTTTTGAGATAATAAATAAGTTCAGGATTATTCTTATTTTTAATTAAAACAGAATTATCTATAACAAATTCATCATTATTTAATTCATATTTTGATTGATTACTTTGATATAAAACCCATTTATCTTCTGTAATATTACTAACTAAGCTATTATATCGATTAAATAAATATTCTATACTTGTTAAATTATTATTTGCCAATTTATAATTATTAAAATCATATTCATCAAGTTCTTTTTTTAATACTAAATTTAAATTATGTTTATTTGTTCTTAATTGAGATGAAAAAAAGTTTAATACTTGCGTATCATTTAAATAATTAATATTTGGATTTAATGAAATATTTGTAATTGTCATTTCATTATGATTTTTTAATAAATTAAATCTATCTGCATATGTTTGCAATTCAGTAGTTCGTACTTCTAATCTTTTTTGTATAAGTTCCATATATCTTAACAATAATAATTATTATTTAAATATTTTCCATTATATCATTCCAACATTTAATATTAATAATTTGACAAGTTTCTTTGTTATAGCCAATATCTTTAGAAGTGTTTATTTTTCCTTTATCTAATAAACTTTTTATTTTTTTGAGAACAATCTTTTTCTTTTTTTCTTCAGTAATCTGGTTATTAATAAATTCTTCAAGTTTAGATAATTTTTGATCATAGTTTAATCTTGTCCAAGTTGTTTTTAATTTATTATTTGTCATTTTATCTAAAAAGTCATTTAATTTATTTTTATTTACTTGTTTAGTATCATATTCTTCTACTGGCTTTTTACTAATAAAAGCTATTACTTTTTTTAAAATTACTTTTTTTTCTTCATCATACGTATTTTCATTTTCTTTTTCAAATCTATATAAAATGTTAGATTGAACATTTTTTTCAATTTCATTAATTATACTGTCAATTTGTTGAATATTATCATTAATATTTTCCATTTTTAATAATTTATTATACTATATTATAATAATATCAAATTTTTATGCTATTAAAGAACAAATTTGAAGAATATATATTAGATAATAAAGAAAAGTATAATCTAGAAAACAATGAATTATTTCTATCTATAGTAATTACTTTTATTATATTTATTTTTATTGCAAATACAAATGTTAATTTGTCAGTAATTTTAGGAATTATTATTGCTTATTATGTATTTAGGCAATTTATATTTGCTGCAAAAAATCATGAAGATAAAAGAGATAAAATTTTTGATAATAAAGTAAATTTGATTAGACCATCTGCTAAATCTTTAAAAAAATATCCTGATGTAATAGAATTTTTATTTTCTATTCAAGATTTTTATTTAAGTAATCCTGCAACATATGAAGAAATAGTAGAAACAATTAAATCCTTTTTTATTGTTTACGAAGAAAGTATGAGAATTAATAAATTATCGCATTTAAATTATTCAGTCGCTGAAGGGAAAATGAATAATGCAGTTAATTGTGTTCATGCGTTAATAATTACATCAGATTCACATCCAAATTTAAATGAAAAAATAAATATTGCATATAATAAATTGTATGAAATATTAAATAAATACTTAAATGAAATTGAATTAAATATAAAAAAAGATATTAAATACAATGGTTATAATATAAATACAAAAGTAATTGATTATAAAATGAAACCATATAATTATGATGAAAGTGAATTATATAATTTTAATATTGTTTATTAAAATATTATTTTTTCTATTTAATTATTATTATAAAATGGATTCATTTTTAAATAATACCAGTTATAAATTTGTATCTCCTAGTTCACAGAGTGAATATACATATAATCCAGCAAATAATGTATTTAAATATTATCAATTATGTTCATTTAAAAATCCGTATAATAACAAATATCATATTCGTCGTTTTGTTATGAATTCAAAAAATGAATTTGTCAGTGTTGATGAAAAGTATATTGATGCGAAAGAATATAAAAGATTTGTTCAATCTCATCGTTTAAATGAATATAAACTTCATAATGCATATGATTTAAATTATATTGCGTACCCTAGTTTAGGAGAAATAACAATTATTCAATCTCCCATATTACAGACAGATTCTGATTATAGTGGATTTGCTAAATTTTAATTTATTTTGATTCATAAATATGTCTTATTTCAACTACACCACCATTACTATTTAATAAATTTTTAAGAGGATCACTTGAATCAATAGCATAATCATAAATAAATAAAATGATTGCAAAAATCAATATTGTCAATCCAACATAAAACATTCTATTATTTTTTATTAATATGCTCATACTAAAATTACCAGCTATTAATTCATCAAGTATTTGAAACCAAGTGTTTTTCATTTCTATTAAAATTTCTAAAACATTCATTTTATAAAACGGCTTTTCAGATATTTCAATATTTGAAGGTTTAATTATTTTATTCACTTGTTCACTTTCTGAATTAGCTATATCATTAGAATTTAATGTATTTAATGTATCTTGTGAATTTATATCAGTTTCATTTATAGTTGAATAATTTGGTAAATCATTTTCTGTATTATTACTCATATTTATATATAAATTAAATATAAAAAAAATGAAATCTATTTACTTAAAATCTAAAATATTATATATACTAAAATGTTGTATTTAAAGTGTCCTTCTTGTCATAAGTTATTAGGTAATAAGCAAATCTATTATGAAGAAAATTACGATAAAATTATAAAAGATTTAGAAATGAGAAAGATTACAAGCGAAGAAGCTGAAAAGAAAAAGATAGAAGTATTGGATTTTATTTTACCAGATAAAGATAGATATTGTTGTCGTATGAGAGTTATGACATATAAAAGACTAATTGAATTTGTAAAATAAATTAAATCACTCTTCCTACACCTCTTGTTGTACCCTCTCTGAAGAAAAATATCATATCCTTTTCTAAAAACTCTTGATGTGATACAAATTTAAATTCTACTATTGCTTTATCTTTTGTTCTTAGACAAACTTTATTAGCTTCATCATAAATTTCATCATCTGGGCGATATTTGATTACTTTAATAATTTTAGTAATTGCAGCTGATTGACGAATAGGACCAATATGAAGTACAGGTGAATATTTTTCTCTAATTGTTGCCGAATGATGAAGAATTTCTACTTCTGCATCAAATGTCCACGATAATTTATTTATTTGTTCTAGGTTTGATATAATTACCATACCGCGACTAAACATTTTTCTTAGTAATTCGAATTTTTTCTCTGTTGAAGAGATTGCAAAACAACCTCTTTGATGATTTTCTAATTCATCGACAAGTTCTCTTGAATTATTATGTATTGACCTAATACGAATTTGAATAAATTTATTTTCTATTGGTCCTAAATATACATTATCACCTTGTTTAAAAGATTTTCCTTTTACTATACCCGATACTACTAAACCAATACCTGGAGGATTAAAACAACTTTCAATATAAAATATAGAATCTTTTGTATTAGTAAGTGGTTTCCATAGTTCACGTGGTTCTAATTCAAAAAGAATATTCTTTAATGAATTTATATAAAATCCAGTTTTATTTGATGTTAATATAACTGGTATAATGTCATCTGAGCTACGCATTTTCTCTGATAAATCTTTGAAAATTTTATAATTTTGATTTTCTTTATCTTTTTGTTCTTCGAGAGATAAATCTAATTCTTTCCGTGAATTTATAAATACTGCTTTTTTATTATATGCTGAACAAATCTTTTTAATTGCTGTTTCTGTTTGATTTAAAATATCATCGGGTGCGATATCAATTCTTGTTACAACAATAATAATTGGAATTTTCATATAAAATAGAATACCTAAATGTTCACGTGTCATCTTTAGAATACCACGATTTGATGCAACTGTTACAATTGCATAATCTGGGAAAAATCCAGTAATACCATAAGTTGTTGTTTTAAGATATTTTTCATGACCGCATAAATCAATCAATGTAATTGACTTATCATCTTTATCAATTGTTCTTGTAGAAATATCAGACGTTTGTCCTGTTTCTTTTTCATGAGGATGTTTAGCAACTTTTAAGCGAGCTGATCCATTGCCATTGTCTAGTTCATTTGATATAAGTACACCAATAGTTGAACTTTTTCCAGAATCAACTGAACCAGTAATAACTATACCAACATCGCGTTTCATTTTATTATATTAATTTTATGGTTTATTGCTTATAATTTTCAGTTTTTTTCATAAAAATTGATTAAATTATGGTTAAATAATAATTAATATTAATATTCATATGGAAACTAATAAAAAATCTAAATCTAAAGAACCCAAAATAAAAGTAGAAAAAAAAACTAAAACAGAAGCTAAACTAAAAGAACCTAAACTAAAAGAACCTAAACTAAAAGAACCTAAAATAAAAGTAAAAGATATAGAAGCTAAATCAGAAATAATAGAAAATGTAGAAGAAGAATTAGTTGAAGATTTAGAAGCTGAATTTTTAGCAATGATTACTAATTTAAAAAAACCATCTGACATAAAATCTGATAAAATAAAACAAGATGGTGCTTATGATTATGACAATGAAATATATAAATATATTAAATACAAAGAAGTTAAATACGGACCATTTACTGAATCTTGGATTCACGATGAAGAAAAGTACGATGATAAAATAGAAGATATTCATACACAGCGTCTAAATATTGTGAAGGGATTAATGGAAATAGAATATCCTGCTCAACGGTCAGAACAATGGTTTAAAGACAGAGAAACATTAATTTCTGCTAGTGATGGTGGATGTGTTGTAGGTGTTAATAAGCACGAATCACCATATAAATTTATTGTTAAAAAAGTATTTGGTTCTACATTTAAATCAAATGAATTTTGTTATCATGGTAAAAAATATGAACAAATTGCAACTATGATTTATGAAAATAGAATGAATGTAATAGTTCATGAATTTGGTCTTGTTAGAAGTAAAAAGCATAGTTTTCTAGGAGCAAGTCCAGATGGTATTGTTAAATTTCATAAAGCAGATGGTGTACATTTGACAAATAGAGTTGGTCGTATGTTGGAAATCAAGTGCCCTTTTATCAGAAAAATTAAACACGATGGAGAAATAAAAGATCATCAGGTTCCTATTTATTATTGGGTACAAGTTCAATTACAATTACAATGTTGTGAATTAGATGAATGTGATTTTTGGCAATGTGAATTAACAGAATACAAATCAAAAGAAGAATTCTTAAAAGATACTAAACCAGATGAACCTTGGAGGTCACTTAAAAATAATTTAGAAAAAGGATGTGTTATTCAACTAATTCCCAAAGCCAGAAAGAAAGAAATAGAAGAAGGTGATTATTTAAATGTTATTTGGGAAGATGCTGCCTTTATATATCCTGAATCAATTGAATGGGGTCCTAAAAAAATAGATGAATGGATAAAAAAAAGTAAAAATATTATTAATACTGATGATAAATACAAAGACTTTGAATTTGATAAGGTAATTTATTGGAAACTTGAAACATCAAGTTCAGTAACTGTACTTCGCGATGATGAATGGTTTTCAGAGAATCTTCCAATATTACAAAAAATGTGGAACTATGTATTATTCTATCGGGAAAATCAAACTAAAAAAGAAGAGTTACAACAATATTTAGATAAGTTAGAATATAAATCAAATGTCAAAATTATGAAATTTATAGAAGACCAATATAATAATCATAAAATTGAATCACTAAGTAATCAAAAATTAGCAGATATGCATGCAAATGCAGAATATTATATGGATTATAAAGATGTTCTATAAAAATTTGATATTTTAATACTTTGTTTATAAATTAATATAAAATGGGAAGACCACGTAAAATTAAAGAATCAGATAATAATATCGATGATTTGATTAATAAAATGAAAGATAGTCATCCAGAACATTCTGAACTGGTAGATAAAATTGTTGATACTGTAAATAAAAAAGTAGATAGCGATATTATTACTAGCAAGGTGGGTGATTATTATATTGATGATAATAATAATATTTGGAATTCAGAATTAAATTTAATAGGCATACAAGATATTAATAAAATGCACTTTTATGTGGATATTAAAAAAATTACCAATAAAATTTTAAATTCAAAATAAATTATATTTTTTTATTATATAAATGGACTTAAACAATGTTGAACTTTCTGAGCCAACAAATCCAAATGATAAAGTATGTGCTCCAAATAAAGTATTTGAAGATGGTTCTTGTTTTACATTAAATGCTATTATATTAATGGCTAATGCATATAATCAAGAAAATTCCAATAATATAATTACTTTAAATCCCAAATTTGAAACTCTTCATCCTCATAAATATAAAAAATATTTAATTAAACAAATGAAAAAGAAAATGCAAAAAGTATGTGATAATCAAAAATGTTGGACACAACAGGGATTTATGCGTAATATTTCACGTACAAATAAAGAAGATATTGAAAAATATACTTTTAGACCAGATGGACCTGGTGGTAAATTTGAATGGTTAAATACTTTACATATAGATGAAGTAATGGGACAATATGAACAAAAATATCCTGATTTTAAATTTTTAGGTGCAGTCCCAATGGATTTTGACGACCTTCCAGTTTTAGGAATAAAGAATTTAAACTTTAATCAATTATTAAAAGAAGGAAAAACTAGAATAGGTATTATTTATAATTTAGATGAACATTGGAAATCTGGTTCACATTGGGTTGCAGGATTTGCTGACTTAAAAGAAGGGAAAATATATTATTTTGATTCATATGGTTCAAGACCAGAAAAAAGAGTAAGAGCATTAATGAATCGTATAAATAGATTTTGTCAAAGTAATGGTATTAAAATTACAGATGTCGATTATAATAGAAAAAGACACCAATTTAAAAACTCTGAATGTGGTGTATATTCAATTAATTTTATAGTTAGATTATTAAAAGGAAAATCATTTCAAGAAATATGTGATAATCCTATTCCGGATGAAAAAATAAATAAATGTCGTACTAAATACTTTACTCTTGATCAAAAACAGACATAAAAATAGTATCGTATACAAATTCAAGTTGATTGATATTTTGAATAAAATTTTCATCGTATACATTAATAAATCCAGCTAAATTCAATTTAATAATACGATAAATTTTAATATAAAGATTTACATTATTTTTAAACCAAGATTGTGTTTTTAGATGGTCAAAATTTAAAATATTTACTTCAAATTTACTGAAAAAATAATCTTGAATAATTGTATCAATATGGGTTTCAAAATTTTCTTTATGAACTTGAACTTTATTAGAAAGTTCTAAGTTAACTACTTGTAAAAGTTTATATTGTAAATGTTTATTTTTACAAAACCACATTTTATTTGATAAATATTTAAAATTTTTAATCTTAATTTTAAATTTATTAAAAAGATTATTTTCAATTAAGTCGTAAATATGATTCTTAAAATTTGGATGATATACATTTACTTTTGGTCCAATATTATACCGAATTACTTGTGCGACTTTATATTGTAGTGGCTTATTAGCAGTAAACCATAGTTTACTCTTTAAATAATCACCATTTGGAATGCTAGTAAGGTCCATTTCCATTTTTTTATATTTATCTTATTTTATAAATATAATTTCAATTTTTTATAAATAAATATGTTTTTAAGAATTTTTGAACTACTATAAAGAAATAACACTGAAAGAAAATAACACTGAAAGAAAATAACACTGAAAGAAAATAACACTGAAAGAAAATAACACTGAAAGAAAGAACTACCACGAAAGAATGTCGTCCAGATGCTCGCGAAAATCACTGGCAGCCGTGTGAACAATAGGACCGTATCCCAACTGAACGACCTCGAAGAGCTTGTCCTGGAGCTTTGTTGACCGCATAAACCAACTGCGCGTCTCAAGGTACTCGAAGCCGTGGACGTACTTGCGGAAGACGTAGAAGTGATCGTTTTCGTGAATGAGGCAGTCGAGGTGTGCGCGAATGTCTGCGGCTCGCACGTCAATCTCGCTACCACGCCCTGCATTGACCGCATCGTAGAACAGCTTGTCGAGCGTAGGATTCTGCTCGAGGTGGAACCGTCCAATGTACCATGCGTCGTTGATGTACTTCTCGTAAAGCAAATACTTGTCGGCCTTGTCACTGTAGAGGACGCAGTCCAGATGAAGGGCAAGGTCGCCTGCAGCGACGTTAACTTGTTGCCCGAGTCCCTTGTTGACCACATCGAGGAGCTTGTGCTGAAGACGCGAGTTCTTGCAGAACCAAGAGCGCTCCTCCAAATAGGTGAAGTTGGGGACCGCCTTGTGAAACTTGCGGAAAAGGTTCTCGCGAAGAATGCCGTCAACGTGCGCCCGCAGATCAGGGGTGTAGAAGTTGAGCTTGTGTCCGAGATTGTACCGCATGATACGGAAGATTTTTTGCTTGAGTTTGTTGTCGGTGATGTACACCGGGACCGCGAGATAGATCGTGTTCGGGTCCATGTTTGCTTGAAAGAGGATATTGCTGTTGCTGTTGCTTGTCATTTTCTCTGATTGCTGTTGTTTTATACTTCAAAATTTAAATAATATGGGCTTTACAGTTATTTACTTTTTTCAATTTTTTTACATAAAAAAATCCGTTGTATGTTCTTTACTTAATTCATAACCTAGAAATACTCCAGCATGAAGAGGAATTGCACGTGCAGCTGCAAAATGAAATCCCTTATAAAATCCACGTAATCCATTGTCTTTATAAATCTTTGTAATAATTTCATTGATTTTTAAGTTATTATTTTTATCTTGTTTAATAGTCTTAACTAAATCAGATGGATAGATAAACATCCAAGCTAATAGACCAGATGCACCACCATAACAAAATGTTTTCATATATGAATTATCTTTATTATAATTATCATTTAAATAATTATAAGATGTTT